TGTTAACGCTGGAGAGCAGAATGGGCGCGCGAAGCTGACTGCTGAACAGGTTGCGCTCATTCGTGTCGATACGCGCGGCAAGCGAACCATTGCCAAGGATTACGGCATCAGCCCGGCGCAGGCGCAGAGAATCAGACTTGGGCAGCAATGGAGGTTGGTCTAATGTCGCGCCATGTAACGACCATGACGATTTACGACGTGGATCATTACTCTGACGCCGAACGAGAGCAGATCATCGCCAGTTATCCAGCGCATGAGCGCGAGGCGCGCGCCAAAGGTATCCCGACGCTTGGCTCTGGCCGGATCTTCCCGGTCGAAGAGGATGCAATCAAGGTGGCTGCGTTCCCGATTCCCGATCATTGGGTGCAGATCGTCGGCATCGACTTCGGTTATGACCACCCATCGGCCGGCGCCCGCCTGGCCTGGGATCGTGACGCCGACTGCATCTATGTCATTGGCTCACACCGGGCCAGGGAACAAACGCCCGTTCTCTTTGCGCCCGCGGTCAAAGCCTGGGGCGACTGGATCCCGGTCGCCTGGCCGCATGACGGCTTGCAGCACGACAAGGGCAGCGGCATCGAGCTTGCCGAGCAGTATCGCAATGCTGGCCTCAACATGCTGCCCGAGCGCGCGACCTGGGAGGATGGTAGCAACGGTGTCGAGGCTGGCGTGCTGGAAATGCTCGACCGGATGCAAACCGGGCGCTTCAAGGTGTTCGCGCACCTGGATGAGTTCTTCGAGGAATTTCGCCTCTATCACCGCAAGGACGGGAAGATCGTCAAGGAAATGGACGACCTGATCTGTGCCGTGCGCTACGGGGTGATGATGAAACGCTTTGCGCGGGTCAAGCCGAGGTCGAACAATGGCCGGCGCCCGACGACTGGTAGCTGGCGCTCCGCATGAGTGATTGAAATACTGGCTGGCAGTCCAGAATCCCGCTCAATCGTGTGAGTTGGGGTTCTGTCTATGCCGGTCATGGTCGGTGGTGAAAAAGCGTGGAAGGTGCGCCGGCATGGCGACATTGGCGTTTCCTTCCAGTGGGTCAATGAAGAGCCGGCAATGATTTTGTTCCCGGCCAAGACCAATGCCTTCGCGCAGGGCGGCGCCTATGTCCTGGGCCTTTCGTCCGCATTCAAGTACGCCGACTCGATCAGCGGCGGGCCGACGCCTTATCTGATTCGCCAGTGTGCCGCGGCTGCGGTGCAGCTTGGTTTCCTGGCGACCGACACCTTCGCTATCCGCAAGATTGCCGACGTGATCCTCGACTCGTTGCCGGATCTGGTCGAGATGCCGCCCGAGCCAACGGGTATGACCAAGCAGCAGTCGGACTCGGTGGGCGAGATGACGATCAAGCTGGATGGCGAAACCATCCACCATAGCGAAGTCGAGGCGCCGAGTCTCGAAGAACTCGCGGCGGTGAATTGACATGGGCAGCATCGAGAACTACCGCGCTTCATCCCCGTTTGATGACCAAACCCGCTTTGGTGGCGTGAATGAGGAAGAGGGCGACGAAGACCTGTCTTCACTGCACCCGCTGGAAACGCCTGAGATGCAGGCGAGATTCCGCAAGCTGCAAGAGTGGTACGACCAGGAATGGCAGCGCCAAGCGGCGAACCGCTACCAGATGCAACTGGATTGCGACTACTACGATGGTTTGCAATGGGCTGACGAGGACGCGCAGGTATTGCTCGACCGCAACCAGGCGCCGCTGGTCTTCAACGAGGTCAAGCCGACCGTCGATTGGTTGATCGGCACCGAGCGCCGCACGCGCATTGACTTCAAGGTGTTGGGCCGCGAGAAGTCGGACAACGACAGCGCCCAGGCCAAGACGCAACTGCTCAAGTATCTGCAAGACACGAACAAGTCGCCCTTCCATCGGTCGCACGCTTTTGCTGATTCGGTTCGCGCCGGCGTGGGCTGGCTCGAATGTGGCGTCCGCGGCGACCCGACCGAGGAATTGCTGTATGAGCGCAATGAGTCGTGGCGCAACATCCTCTACGACTCGAATGACCCGACGCGCGACCTGTCCGAGTCGCGCTACCTGTTCCGCTGGAAGTACCTGGACGAAGATATTGCCCTGGTCTATTTCTCCGATCGTGCCGAGGTAATCCGCCAGGCTGTGACCGATGGCCTGTCGATCACCAGCCAGGACGAGGATGATATTTGGTACATGGGCGCGCGAGTTACCGCCCCCGGCCAGGACTATTCTGCCGCATCCGTTGGCCGCTTCTCGCCGATTGACCATTCGGCGCTGGCCTGGTCGCGCCGGCCGCGGGTCAAGATGATCGAGTGCTGGTATCGAATGCCGGTGATGAAGAGCAAGTTTGCCGATGGCGAATTCGCTGGCGCCCTGTTCGATGACCAGAACCCCGATCACCTCATGGCGGCAAACGGTGGTTCCAGCCTGTTCGACAAGCTGGAGATGGAGATTCGCTGCGCCATCTTCACGTCGGCCGGCCTGGTCTTTGATGGCCCGTCGCCGTTCCGCCACGGCAAGCTGCCGTTTGTGCCGATCTGGTGCTATCGCCGCAGCCGGGACAATGCCCCGTATGGCGTGATTCGCCAGGTGCGTGACCCGCAGGACGACCTCAACAAGCGCGCCTCGAAAGCCCTGTGGATCCTCTCGACCAACCAGGTCGAGATGGAAGAGGGCGCCGTCGAGGACATCGAGGATCTGCGCGCCGAGGTTGCCCGGCCGGATGGCATCATCACCCGGCGCCGCGGCACTGAATTGAAGATCAACCGTGACGTGCAACTGGCTGAAGAGCAGTTGCAACTCATGGACAGGGACGCGAACCATATCCGCAATGTCTCGGGCGTGACCGCTGAGAACATGGGGCGCGACACCAATGCCGACTCTGGCAAGGCGATCATCGCCCGCCAGGATCAGGGTAGCGTGGTGACGGCGGAAATCTTCGACAACCTTCGCTATGCCGTGCAGCAGATTGGCGAGATGGAGTTGTCGATGGTCGAGCAGTTCTACACCATGCCCAAGGTCGTGCGCATCATCGGCGACCGCGGCGCGGCCAAGTACAGCCAGATCAATGCGATTGACCCGATGACCGGCGAAACGCTGAACGACATCACGGCCAGCCAGGCGGATTACGTCGTGTCCGAGCAAGATTTCAAGTCAAGCCTGCGGCAAGCGATGTTCGACTCGCTGTTCGACATCGTTTCGCGCCTGGCGCAGATGAACCCCGACGTTGCCCTGAACCTGCTTGACCTGGTGGTTGAGATGGCTGATCTGCCCGGCCGTGACGAACTGGTGTCGCGGATCCGCAAGATCAACGGCCAGCGTGATCCCGATACCGACCCGACGCCGGAAGAGCAGCAGGCCCAGGCCGAGCAGGAAGCGAAGCAGGCAGAAGCGGCGCAGCTTGAAACCGACCGCGCCCGTGCCGAGCTTGAGAACCTGAAAGCCAAGACCGACGACTTGCGCGCTGGTAGCGTGAAGAAGGGTGTCGAGTCGAGCTATGCCGCAATGCAGGCCGGCCAGGTGATTGCGACCATGCCGGCGGTTGCCCCGATCGCCGACGAGGTGATGAAGGGCGCCGGCTACCAGGATCCCAACCCGGCCGGTGTCGATCCTAACTTCCCGACGCCGCCCGCGCAGCCGCAGCAAATGGCTTTCCCCGGCAACACAAACCCGATGATGCCGGCAACGCCGGGTGTGGGCGAGATGGCCGGTATTGAAACGCAGCGCGCCGATGGTGTGCTGCAACAACCACAGGAGTAAGCGACATGGCCCGAGTAACGGTAGCAGCCGAATCAGATTGGCAAGTTGAGCGCGATCTGGAAACGCTCATCGAGTGCGAAAAGATCGAGAAAGACCCGAAGCGACTTGCCAAGGTGCAAGCCCTGGCGAAGAAACGAATGCTGGACATGGCCGCGGTCGCGGCCGAAGGCAAAGACGACTAACCAACCGAAGGAGTAATTGAAAATGGAATTCAACGAGGAAGAACTGTCTCGTTTGTCCGACGAAGAGCGCGCCGCCATCGAGGGTGACGAAGATGAAGCCGAGATCCTGGAGAAGATCGCGGGCGCTGATGATTCCGCCGAAGATGACGCGGAAGATAGCGAAGGCGATGACACTGGCGCTGCTGCTGATGACACCACTGGCGCTGCCGATGCCGCCGACGATGCCGGCGCGGCCGACGATGTTGCGCCGGTAGCCCAGGAATTCCGCCCCGAGTTCGTGGCGCCCGAAGTCGAAGGCGCCGCCGACCGCCTGGCCGAACTGAAAGACCAGTCCGCCAGCCTGGCGCAGCAGTTCAGCGACGGTGACATTGATCTGCCGACCTTCATGGCCGAGAAATCCAAGCTGGACGAGGAAATCACGGCGATCAAGATCACCAATGCCCAGGCTGATTTCGCCAAAAAGCAGAACGAATCTACCCGCGATCAACGCTGGACGTGGGAACAGGAGCGTTTCTTTGCCCAGGAATCGTCTGCGGTCTATAAGGATGACATCCTGCGCTCGGCGCTGGCCGCTTCGATCCGCAAGCTCGACGCCGACACCAAGAACGCCGGCAAGCCGCTGGCCTGGTTCCTCGAAGAAGCCGATCGCCAGGTGCGCGAACGCTTCAAGAACGCCGGCAAGCCGCTGGCCTGGTTCCTCGAAGAAGCCGATCGCCAGGTGCGCGAACGCTTCAACACGCCGGCTGTTGCCAAGGGCAAGCAGCAACCCAAGGCGCCGAACCTGTCGGCCGTGCCGAAGACGCTTTCCAGCCTGCCGGCCGCGGATCTGTCCGAGACTGGCGGCGGTGAGTTTGCCTACCTGGACAAGCTCGATGGCATGGCGCTTGAGCGCGCCCTGGCGAAGATGAGTCCGGAGCAGGAGGCGCGTTACCTGCGGAGCGCCGCATGAGTACCGACGCCCTGCTCGAAATGGAGATCCGCGCGGCCGGCAAGACTGCGCCGCGCGTGACGCCGGATGACATCGAGGCGAACATCGTCAGCGAACACTACTTCACTGCCGCGCAAGGTATGTTTGGTCAGCTTGATGGAACGCTGCACCCGGAGCCTGGCTCGCCGCTGTTCCTTCTTACCTTCTGCGTTTTGATCCTTCGCAATGGTTTCACCGTTACCGGCGAAAGCGCCTGCGCCAGCCCTGAAAACTTCGACGCCGACATCGGCCGCAAGGTCGCCAGGCAAAACGCGGTGCAGAAGATTTGGCCGCTGATGGGCTACGAACTGCGCAGCAAGTTGGCGGGAGCCGCCTAAACCATGTCGATGAATATCAACCTGCGCGTTGGCGAAACGCTCAAGTTCAACGGCGGGTTGATCGTCATAACCGTACTCGAAAAGACCGGCCAGCGAGTCAAGCTCAAGGTGGATGCCGATGAATCGGTGCGCATCCAGCCTCCTGAGAAGGAGCGCAAGTTCCCTGAGTTGATCGCTGCGCCGGCCTGATCGGCAAGAAATGCTGGCTGGCTTGTTATAAAGCAGCCATCGGGTGAAGCCCCGAATGTTCGGCGCGTAAGAAGTGCGCCTTGGCTCAAGAGGCATTAACCAAGGAGAATTCTTATGTCTCGTACTATCGTGGGTGTCGGCGATCCCAAAGCCGTCAAAAAGTATTCCGCGTTCCTGGCAGTCGATGTCGGCCGGAAGTCCTACTTCAACAAGAAGTTCATGGGCGAGGGTCAAGAAGCCCAAACCCCGCTGCAAACCCTTCCGCACCTGGAAAGCGATGCCGGCGACCAGATCAGCTATGACCTGGTGATGCAGTTGAAGATGAAGCCGATTCAGGGTGACAACATCCTGCGCGGCAAAGAGGAAGACCTGAAGTTCTACACGGACAACCTCTACATCGACCAAATGCGCGGCGGCGTGAATACCGGCGGCAAGATGACGGCCAAGCGTACCGTTCACGACATGCGCAAGGTCGCCCGCGTTCGCCAGTCGGATTGGTGGTCGCGCCTGTTCGATGAAACCATTTTCATGTACCTGTCGGGCGCCCGCGGTGTCCAGACCGACTACATTGAAGATGTCGGTTTCACCGGCTACGCCGGTAACTCGTTCGTTGCGCCGGATACGTCGCACGTCCTGTACGGTGGCGATGCCACGCTGAAGTCCAACCTCGACGCCAACGACAAGATCACGCTCAAGCTGATTGACCGTGCTATTGCCCGCGCCGAAACCCTGGGCGGCGGCACCTCCGGCATTCCGGCCATTCAGCCGGTGATGATCGACGGCGAAGAGCATTTCGTCCTGGTCATGCACCCGTGGTGTGAGTACGACCTCCGTGTCGACGCTTCCACTGGCGGCTGGCTCGACATCCAGAAGGCGCTGGCGGCTTCTGATGGCGCCAAGTCCTCGCCGATCGTCAAGGGCGGCTCGGGTATGCACAACAACGTCATCCTGCACAAGCATCGCGGCGTCGTGCGCTTCAACGACTACGGCGGCGGCTCCATTGCTGCTGCGCGCAATCTGTTCCTTGGTCGCCAGGCTGGCGTGGTCGCCTTCGGTTCGCCCGGCACCGGCCTGCGCTTCGACTGGAACGAGGAACTGGAAGACCGCGGCAACCAGGTCGTCATCACCACGTCCTCGATCTTCGGCGTCAAGAAATCGGCATTCACCATCGAAGGCACCTCGTATGACTTCGGTGTGATGGCGCTCGACACCGCCTGCGTCGATCCGGCCTAACCAACAGACCATAAAGGAGAAACATCATGGCTCTGAAGAAATCCGCTTATGCCCTGGGCCAGATCCCGACTCCCGTAGCCAATGGCTGCGAAGTCGTGGTTTGCCGTGCTTTTTACACCCTGACCGCCGACCTTGCCGCCAGCGACATCATTCAGTTGATGGATCTGCCGGCCGGTCACGTCCCCGTCGATCTGATCCTCGATACCGACGACCTCGGCACCACCGGCACCGTGTCGGTCGGACTGCTGACCTCGGCCAAGGATGACCTGGACACCACCGCTTCCGGTGGCGCTGCCTGGCTGACCGGCGGCGATGTCAATACCGCGGCGACCGGCCTGCGTGCTGATGCTGCTGGCCTGCGTGCGATGTCGCGTTGCGCCGCCAGCCAGAACGCGAACCGTCCGATTGGTATCA